CTGCCCTACTATCCTCTTGCGGTAGTTTTTGAGCGTTCCAGACGCCCCAAGAGCGTCTGTGCCAAGCACAAAAGAGCCTAATGCCGCACCAGCGGGTTCGAGGTTGAAAGTCACCGTCTGGTAGACCGTTGAATCCCAGATTACGTCAACATCCATCGTTCCGGCGCTGGCTGCCTCAAATTCAAGCTCTAGATAATGGGCGTGTTTGTTGCGCGTCCCGAATGAAGGGTCTTGATCGGAAAAGTCGGTCGGTGCTGTCTCAAGTCTGGATGTGTAAGCCCCGTCCTTTGTTCTGTTCTCCTGATCCAGTTCGTAAACAAAACCAGACCCATCGCCAAACGCCATCCCAGGTACTGAAGACTCGTTTCTCAACCACATGGAGTACACGTCATCCCTGTCTATGAGACGGTATCTTAATCTCCCTTCGGTCAGATCGAGGACTACCCTGATATTATTCGACGTACTCCCGCCAATGGGTAACGCTGCATGTAGTTCCCTTCGGGTTGGGTAATAGAGCAGTCTGGCTACGGGTAAATCGGCATAAGAGATATTCGACTGTACCCAGTGGTTCATATCGTGGTGATCGAACAGGTTCCGGGTTGCATAGGAACCGTATTCGGTCATTGTCGATAACGCCCTTAATAGACCTGTCTGGTCTATAAAAAACACATCATCATCGACAATATCCACCGCTAACGGGTTAAATACGCCGACATTCCGGCTGATACGCCCCACCTTCCAGTTTGCCTCGGTCGGATCTGTCGTATTGATATAGAAGATCGCCTTTTCCTTGAAGACGATCAGGAATCCCTTGAATGAAGTAACGTTCCTGATCCTCCCCCCTTCACCGGGGAAGACGGAGATAGTGCCTGCTCCGGTTACGAACTCGGCATGATTGGTGACGGATGAGTAATAGACTCTATGGGGGTCATTGGCGTTCCCCGCTAACCAGAGACGGTCTTCGTGTACCGCACCCGTTATAGGCCAGTTACTTCCTGACCAGTCGGCTGCGGCAGTCGTTAATGCGGTAGTCGTTACCCCCGTACCGTCCACATATTCGACATTATTCACGCCGTTCATGAAAAACAGCTTTCTGTTGTCTGTGGCGGATTCGTTTCCGGCCTCGACAAATTGACCTGTTGTTGCGGACGTTGAGAGGCCGGTTTTGAGAGTAGTGATAAACGTACCGTCTGTATTCGTGTCCCTTAACAACTTCCCATTGACATAAACCACGTCATAGGCGGCTGAAGCCGTAGGCTCCCAGTAAATACCCGAGATGATGTCTGCGCCTGATTCCAGTGTGGTGGCGTTGAACTTGGCAGCCCCCGCTTCCTTCTGGATAAGGTTTTGTTCGTAGGAAATATTCGTGGCGTCAGCAAGCTCGCCAATATCCATTTGAGAGAGATTATTGGAGCCATTGAACCCGTTGAATCCGATTGGAAGTCGGGCAACCTGTAAGGTCTCAGCCAATTATCATCCCCGATTCAGTTCTCAGAACTTCGTTTTCTTTCCCTCCCGGTCGTCTTGGCCTGATAGTTGCATAGTCCTCCCAGTTAGCCCAACGGGAACGATTCTCACGACTCATTGCTTTCAACAGGGCTTGTGCTGATTTACCAACACCGTTTGCCCGATCGTCGTTCTTGTCCAGAAAGATCCAGAAAAGCGCGATGTCAGAGAGCAGTCTCCGGTATTCAAGCGGGATTAAAGGTTCTTCCGAAGCTGAATCCGTGAGCGCATCAGGACGTATCAGGTAGTTATACTGTATTTTTACAGTATCCTCATCGGCAAGCTCAAGAAACCACTTGTTGAATCTGACGGTTGTCTCGTCAAGCATTGCGAACTTTGTAGGGGTTCCTGATCCGATATGATGTATAGATCCAATGTCCCTGACTGAAGTTGCCGTGATCGGCGTAGCCGATACCGGGCTAAACATCGGGTCAATAATCTTTATTGCTGCCGACTCAAGCGGGTAGTCGATCCTTAACAACTGGTAATCTACAGAAGTGTAGGTATTCTTGAAGCCATCATCACCCGTCGTACCGACTATGTTTATAGTCGTAGGCGCACCACTTGGATCATAAGATGATATTTTATATGTCGTGTTCTCGTTATTTAGCCTGATATACCAGCCTATATTTGTTGAAGTTGATATATCTATATCAAGAAGATCAGGCGCTACACTTGTAGTGAGTACAGTCCCATCCCTGATACAAGTGGCAGTACCAAGTGTCTCGGCACCGTAGAACCTGATAACGCCTTCCCTTTTCAGCCACCACCAGATGTCATTAATGGTCGGGTCGAACTCTGTCCCACCCATCCAGACGGCCTGATAGGCCCTGTTTATGTACCGCAATGCAGCGGCTTCAAAGTCGCTTGCGCCGTCAGTACGCTCCCCGGATCTGAAAAGTACATCGTCCAGAATGTCCGATGTGTATTGGTAATTTGCCATCAGGCATCCTCTTCAGTCTCTTCCTTTACATCGACCTTTTCGGCTTCCTTCTTCTTCCCAAAGAAGCCTTTGGGTTCCTTTTCAGATAACTTCTTTTCCAGAGTTTCCTTGCTCGCGGGACGCCCCACCTTTCGATGTTCTGTCCATCCCACTTGGTCAAGTGCCTCCGGATTCTGCTTTTTAAGCTCATCCTGAAACCAGTCCGGTAGGTTGTTGAGACGTTCTGCCCCGCCTGCATAGACCTGACCATTCTGGATGTAAACGTCCTGACCATCCTTTGTCATGCGAAGGAAAGGCTGAAATCTTACCAGCTTACGCTTTCCCGAGATTACCTGAAATTCGGTTGTCTGGAATGTCAGTGGCATATCAGTATCCTATGGCTGTGCATTTGAGGGTGATGGCTGCAGGGGCAACACTGGTGATTAACTCGATCAGTGGGCCGTCTGCGGCATTGTTGTTATCACCGTAACGCATGAACAGCTTGTTATTTGCCTTGTCATAGGTGTAGTCGTAACCCAGACCGGCAGAGTGATCGGAAACAATGATGTCATCGACTATCGCATTCGGCATACCAAAGCTGCCGCCTGCAGGCATTTCGACACCACCCGTGGGATAGGTCAGCGCACCGTCTCCAAAGGCAATCGTCACATCGTTATGCCTGCGGGTCGGAGAGCCGTTTACCTTTTTCTGGGACGTAACGGTAACGGTCACGTCTGTTGAAGCTAGTGCTGGCATTTCTACCTCCTTTGAGCTACCGACTCGAAGCGTGTACCTGAACCGGGCTTCATTTCTTTAATGTTGTCCGCCACGCTAAACTTGACAAGCGGTTGGTGGACATAGCCATAGAACCTGCCGTCTTCGCAGGCATCCATAAGGGTAGACGTTTCGACAACGGAGACTTGCATTCCCCTTGCCGCCGCATACCCTATCCAGAACTCCACACATCCCCTTCCAGATTCCCGTGCCTCGGTTCCGGGGAATGTGTAATCAGAGCCAAACAGTTTCATCTCCCTTACCCCGATATACATTGCATACGCGATGATATAGGGGACTGAGTTGTTGAAATAAACCTGCTTGTATTCGTTGATAATCTCCTGTAACGGATATTCAACTGCCGATGGAAACTCGTCATAGACCCGTGAAGTAATGATAGGCTTGTCCGCCTTCCGCATCTCATCCCCGTAAACCGGGAAATGGTGCGCGAACTCGCTCATATCATCCATGATAAATGCGAGATCATGCTTCAGCCATCTTATTCCTGTGTTGAGCGTCCATATCTCATGTGACTGGAATTTAGGCGTATGACGTGACTGATCCTTGATAAAGTCATTCTTTGTCGGTCCAAGAGCGACAAGAGAGACTGTCTCAGGAACCTTCCCGGTCGGATGTTCGAACATTACGCTGATTCTGTCATGTTCGTATCGTTATCGGGACTCTCCCAACGGGGTTCAACCAGTGCCGTAATCGTATTGGTCCCGGTTGTCGTCGCAGCAGTCGTCACAGTTGCCTGCAACTCCTGTCCGGGGCTGATTTCGGCATTGAGTCCGTCTACATAATAGACGCTACCGGCAGCCGTAGCACCCGGCACGGTAATCGTGTCGATAGTGGTACGGTTCGTGGTCGTGGTCGTTCCCAGAGTATTCCGGTAGAACGTCACAACACATGACGTGGTTGTCGCACTGGCGACCTCGACATCTACCGTCAATGCACGGACAACGTGCGGGACATAACCGGGAGACCAGTCACCTTTCTCGCCTGTCGAAGTACAGACTGCCGCGCTGGCGACTTCAATGCTGTACTGAGTGTGATCGTAAGCCATTTTATCCTCCTACAGAGAAGTGCCGGTGACGTGAACTACGCGGGCCTCGCCAGCATTCGAGGTGTCCCAGATAATGTCGAAAGCAAGGACACCGTACCAAGCGACTGCCTGTGCGCGGCCAAAGTCCTGCGGAAGTGCAGCACGAAGTTCCGGGGTAATGGCTTCGGCCATGGCCACTGCATCGTCACCAAAGACAACACCCTCGCCCAGGTTCGAGCCACTGTTGAGACCGGCAGAAGTTACTGCGCTACCACCGTGGTTGGTCTCGATGAATCGGATCTGCTCAAGGCGACCCACTTCCGAGTTGAACTTGGCGGCTGGATCGGTGTACTTGTGCCAATCCTCCCAGTCCGGGTCACGCTTGATGCCGCGAATACCCTTGGTGCGGAAGATACCGATGTAATCGGAACCCTCATAGGGCGGGATATGATAGGTGTCATACATCCAGTCGCGGATTTCCTCGACGTGGTAGACATTCATATTCGCGCCTGCTGCCGCCCCCGCCGTGCCAGCCGTTGCCGTTGTTGCAGCGGTCGCGCCGGTTGGGGTGTACTTCAGTTGCGCCGCCTTGAAGGCTGCCAGACCCAGAGAGTCCAGATAGAGAGTCATCTGCTTGCGCAGTTCCTTCTGGATGGCATTTTCCAGATCGAAGTGAGAGAGATCCTCCGAGAGGGAAGTGAACGGGATTGCCCGGCCAATTTCCGAAACGGTGATCTCTTTCGTGGTTACGGTGAAATCATCCTCTGGAATGCGTTGCGTCTCACTGAGCGTTGCATTGGTTGGCTCGGTCACATTACTGACCCGAGTGAGGGTGACGGATTCGCCGCGTTTGCGTCCATAGCCATCAACGGAATTAACAAAATCCATCGTGACAGTTTCCTCAATCGCGGCCTCGAAGAGACGCGCCGACAAGGCATGATCCTTATAGGTGCCTGTCGGAGCATCGAAAACCCAAGTATGAGTTGCCATTTAGCTTGCTCCTAGTCTTGCCTTGCGCCTGCCTTCCCGGCGCTTTCTCAGAACATCCCCCATTGTCGCAACCTTGTTAGGACTGTGGGAGGGTTGTGGTACAGCCGGGGTGGGTTGAGCCGCCCCTTCTACAAACACTTCACTCGTCTGTGGGGTCTTGCCAAACTTCTGCAATTCCTTGTTGCCGAGATCCGCAATAAAATTCGCCATTTTGGTTGTGTCCCCGTTGTAGCGTTTCAGCTTCTCGACATTCTGCATGGCAAGGTGCTGTAGATAAGAGTCAATCTGTTTCAAGTGGGGGTTTTTCTGGTAGAAGTCGCCCCAGAATTTCTGCTCGGCGGAGTGAGTGGCATTCTCTACCTTCATCTTTTTAATGCCTTCCTGAATGCCCTTCTGGATCTGGGACTGGATATAGGATTGCGGGTTTTCCCAGAATTCCTCTGAATCGGTGTGCTGAGGCTCTACATCCTGCGGTGGTGGGGTATAGGTCGGCTTGTTACGCTCGGCCTCGATACTCTCAGCCATATCGACGGGTACTCGATAGGTTTTCCCGCCGATGGCGACAGACGTAAAGCCGGATTCAGGGGTCTGGTCTGCCTCCGGGGCGGGAGAACCGTGTTCTGGGGGTTGATAATCAAAGTCGCTCAAGGGATGCCTCCAAATTGTTGATGTTGCGTTCTAGCTCGTCCATCTGGGAACGAATACAGGACAATTCAGCGATATAGCCGAACAATTTGTCCCGGTTGGGGGTCGTTTTCCTGTATTCGTTTATCATCAGGGTCTCAGTGAAGTCCTTTTTCTTTGCAAGTAGCTGATAAAACTCCGTTTTTACCGCACGCGCACGGTTGACAGAACGATAATCCGCGATGTCGGTCATGATGCACGTAATTTGTCATTCAACATCAGTCCCTTGGGGAGAATCACTTTCGGTTGGTCCTCTTCCAGCTTGAGTTGTACCACATCGGCCAAAAGGCGAACAAGGATATGATTAAACTTGTTCTGGAAGTCCACAAACTGCTGCGGGTCCATCTTATCGTTGCGGTGGTAGTACCACCACTTGCAAAGATCGTCCAATTCCGTTTTCAAACGGTCAGCACTCATATTCAGGTCTCCGAAGGTTTGATTTCCTGATTAATCTCGGACTGCATACCCGGCTCCCCCACGACTCTCGCCGTGCTGCCCTGATTCTGCATCAAGCCGAGCATTTGTAGATCCTCCGGTAGCTTTTTAAGCCCCCGATCATCCCGCTCAATCTCTTCGGGGTTGATATTGAGCATTTTTAATATCTTGATCCACACCTTGTCGGGGTCGGTACGCCTTAAAACGGCGGCTTGGAGGATTGGGTTATTGGCAGCGACCTGTAATGCGGCCATGACGCGCTGAAAGTCCTTCGCCCTCGATAATGTCTCGGAAAGGCCGGAGACCTTGAAGGTGGTATTGAGCGCCATGGTCCTAAAACGGTCCTTTGCGTCCATGACGGCGAGTGTTCTGACCTCTTGGGGGGTTAGTGCCTCCGCCAAGTCGGTTAGAGCAAGGCTGGGTGACTCTTGTAATATCACCATCCACGCTTTTCGGAGTAGTCGTGTCAGTCCGGTCTCGATATTTGTAACGATTGACTCCATGACGGCGTTTTGGGCCGATTGCATCTCGACGATTTCGGTGGCTTTCACGTCTCTTGTCGGTAATTGGCCCAGTCTAAGGTCATTGGTCCTCGCTGCGGCGTTAAATTCGGCGTCCAAGAGGCCAAACATCTGCAGGGAGTCGGTCGGGACTTGACCCGTGGAAACCTGTTTCAAGACTTCGGCATCATTCGGGGCATCGGCGCGCATGACCAGTGTTTTGCCCTGCGGTACACCCCCGGCTATCTGCTGGGGGTCTTCCAGTAATTCCGGTTGGACCTGTCGAATCCCCCAGACACTCGCTAGACCACCATCCAGCATGAGGTTGAACAGTTCGTTTAAGGCGAGATTAAGGGGGACGACATCATCATAGAGCGCCTTGTGCCAGACGCTGAAGGGTTCACGAATGATGGGGATCTCTACAAAGGGGTCGGTGCCGTGCCAGTAGGGGTTATCAATGGGTTCACGGATAAGAAACTTCTCGTTTGCCATGGTCCATACGGCGTTTCGCATGACTACATCGCCATTTGAGTCCAGCAACATCCCCCAATACTCGTCTATAACGACCCTTTTTCGAAAAGATGGCTTGGCATCGTCCTCTCTTGGTCGTCTCCCCCGTCCGTAATCGTCTTCTTCTTTCTTTATATCCGCCTTAATCATGTCCACGACTGATTTATCGTAGATTCCCTCATCAGCGAGGGCTTGGACATCGTGAAGATCGCGCTCGACACGATGAATCTTGTAAAGCCCCTTCGTTGTAGGGTCGGGGTAGTAGTCTTCCGGGGGGATCAGGTCAATCCTCAGACGCCATGGATTGATCTCTTTCTTTTCTATATCCCCGTCAAACTCGGGAATGGTCTCGATATCCTTCCGCCCGTGGACTTTGAAGATCATCAGTGACTCGATCAGTCCGACCTTGGAGGCATCGGCTAATCGTGAAGGGAAGGTTGAGTATTCGCCGTTCGAGTTGTTGTCCGTTTCGGGGAGTCGGTCTAGGTAGGCCATCAAAAGTCTACGGATTGCGGAATCCGTGAGGGATGAGTTTCTACCCGCCCTGACTGAGAACCAGTCGCCAAACTGTACCAGCCCCTTTTTGATGAAGGCCGAGAACTGCTCGGCGGTAACGGAAGTCTTTGGGAGAAATTCCCTCGACTGCCCCTCGATCTTCTGGGAGAAGTCCTGATTCCCCTCATAGGCTTCACGGTTGTAGCGATTTCTCCGGATACGTTCCTTCCTGGCCTCCTTGGCCTCGTGAAAGTACGCCTGAGAAGTCTTAATTATTTCGAGTCTTCTCTCGTTTCTGATCGGGTCTGCTGAAGCCATAGCCTATATCCGGTATGTTCTTGGGACGTTGGGTACTCTCCCCCATGCATTCTACACAGATGCCCATCAAGCGAAGAGAACCTTTTAAGGGGTCGCCGCAGATACGGCAGCATTCGTGATTGATGAGGGTCATCTGGCGAACCCGTAGCCGGGTTGTGCGACCTGAACCCGTGAGCGCATGTAGCGGGATTCCCGTCTTACGGGGTTTTCGTATGAAATCCAGTAGCCTATTGCATCGCTCATGTGGGTGCGTCTGTAATAGGGGTCGCTCATGTTGTTGACCTTCTTTATACCCCCTTGTCTATCTAAAAGCACCTGATCCAGATCGTCTATCAATTCAGAGCACTTGGGGTCAACGAAGAGTCTGGAGATACCGGACTCGTCTTTGAGCGTCCGGTTCATGGCATTGATTCTGTCAGTGACGGCGGGGTTGGATTCGGGGACTTTCAGCCGGATGTTTCCACCGTAGTCCCGCATGTGATTCAGGATGATGGTGTAGTTGCTCATGTTGGTCTGGGTGGAGCGGTGCTTCCCCGTGGCGTCCCCGTACACCCATATCTCCGCCCCGTGGCTTGGGTAGCGGTTTTTGAAGGCTTCGCACATATCGGGGATGGAGCCGTCTTCGAGGAATATCTCGTCCACGACCTTGAAGAGTGGGCCTATCTCGTCGCGTTCTTTCTGGCAGATGTAGGTAACAAGAGGGGCAACATTGAAATCCCAGCACCAGCAAAGGGGGAGGCGTGGGGAGAGATCCTGACTTCTGATATGGAGATTGGAATCAAAAGCCGGGTAGGCTCTGGCACCTCCCATACCCGGTAGCCACTCCCCTTCAAGTCGGATTCGTCTCTGAGGTGATCCTTCGGGGTAGATGGACTCAAGAAAACGTATCTCGTCCTTCCCGATATAGGGATTGTCGTAGATGGACGCACCGAATAGCTTGACATGCTCAAGCTCCCCCTTCTTCCACGGCTTAATCAGGTCGTTATAGACCCAAGAAACACCCCCGATCTGCCCCGGTGGGGGCAAGAGCGTACACGTTCCGAAAATGGTCAGCGACCTGCCAGCCTCCACCCGGATTACGGTCTCATCGAAGATGTCCTTGGGGGGTTCCTCATCGAAGTGAATCCAGTCCTTGCCCGTTCCCTGAAACTTCTTGACGCCGGAGTCGCAGGACTTGAAGCCGATGATACTGCCGTTCTTCAGCTTGAGGATCTGGTCAACCGCACGCCACTCCGCTATTTCCCGCTCGGGGATGAAAGGGGGGTGAGCGCCGGGAGGCACAAATCCGTTATCGAAGTATTTTGGCTGGATGACATCGCGGGAGATCGGAAAATCGAGCGCAACGACCCATCCTGACGTTGCTCGATCCGTAACCTCAATTCCATCGCCGCAGTTGATAGGCTTGGCATTGGGATTCCCGAATCTTGCGAAGTGAGCGCCAGTATACGCGCCAACATCCGATTTTCCCGATCTGTTTGCACCCAGAAACCACGCTTGTCTGCAGCCTTCCTCAAGTAACGCCTTGGCAAATTCCTTCTGCCGAGGGTAGGGTTTAAATTCTCGTAATGGATCAGTCTCCTGACGTGAGATAAGCTCTTGCTGGATGGCGTACGCCTGTTCAAGAAGTTCCCTCACAGCTTCTTCCTTAGCCACATGTCCATGATGCAGTCCGGCGTCCCCTCAAGCCGTCTACGCGCCCTCTCTTCACACTCTTCCTGAGTCCGTCCATACGCTAAATGTTTGAGGGAGCCGTCCCTCATGACCTCTGATCGCCATTTCCTGATACCCCTTCGGTAGTAGGTATACAGCTTCACTTCTTGCGCTTGCCACCCCTGCCTTTCTTCTTACCACACGGCATATCGAACCCCCGAATGTTCCATTCAGTCGGGATAATCGCTCCGCGATATATCCCCTTGTATAACAGTACTGGAGCATGTTAACTAACCCCTTGATTGCACTATAGAAGGTAAAATCACAGTGTCAATACCCCCGCACGAAGAATCAATGACTTAGCGGAATATTGGATTTGGGGCGTAAAGTTTGGGTTGAACTATACCAGCCTGAGCCGGGTGTAGACCAACCCCACTCCCACCCTATCCACAAGATATCCACAGCTTATCCACAGTATACTAACAAGTGTTCCACAAGATAACGTATTGATATTGCTCATATTAGTGTAGTTATCCACATGATGATGTTTCACGTGGAACATTGTAGAGTGGTAATAATACCAATCAACAGTCTAGGTTATTAATGAATAAACTCCCTGTATAGTTATCCACAGGGATCTAAAGGCCCTGAGAGCGTTTCTAAAGGCTTTTCCTTATCGTCGGCGGGTAGGATGTCATTGCCTGTCATCTGGGCCT